CTGCCTGAAGCTTTTTTTGTTTCTAATGAAAGAAGATTACAAGTCGATGACCTAATTGAATATTTATCAATTATAAAAAAATATGTAAAAGCGCATTCCAATTATCTTTTTTTAACAACAATGTGTCAGTCACGAGAATTAGATATGGAAGACATCACATTATATATACTAGAACCTGACTTCATGTCCTTTCAGACATTGGATGGAAAAGACTTTAGTACCCTGACATCAGTTATAGCTGCAATCAGTACCAAAGCAATTTAAAATTAGTAATTTTTAAGATCACTCGTTGAGTGGTCTTTTTGTTTTGTGAAGGGAGGAAATATGTATGCTAGCACTGGTTGATTTGGTACTCAACGGAATGGTGTATTGTAAAAAAGGCATGGTAGTTCAGCTCAAAAATAAGACAGGTAAATATTCCACGCTAAGTCGAACATATCAAGATGGAGAGGAACAAAAAACAATTGAATTTAAAGTGAGTAATGAATTAATGTCGTTTTACTTTGAGTAAGCGGACTTTTTATTTTGAAGGGAAATCAATAGAGATTATCAAACAGCATTTAGTAGAGTATCACGATATAAAATCTGAAAACGATATAGATCTCTATTTGAGACCCGATGAATTTATAAACAGAACCATTGATCCAAAGCAAGCAAAGGCACAACGACAAGATGCAGCAATTCTTACATAAATTTTTCAGGAGGAAGCTAAAATGAAATTTCAAAAAAAGCCGGTAGTTATAGAGGCGTTCCAGTATGATGGGGATTTTATGAACTCGAAAGGTAAATACTATGTTCCTGATTGGGCAGTGAGAGCCTACGAGAGAGGAGCTCTGTTTTACGGAACTTATAGATCGGGAGACAAAGAATTGCCCGGAGCGTTTTTCGTTAAGACATTAGAAGGCGACATGCATGTGAATGTTGGGGATTATTTGATTCGAGGCGTTGCTGATGAAATATATCCTTGTAAACCTGACATTTTTTATCAAACCTACGAAGTTTATGGTAAAGCAAACATGCTTAAGAAAATCAAAGTAGGAGCAGTCACATATGATGTTATTGACAAGCCGTTTGTCGATATAGATGGCAATCGCAATCACGCTGGGTGCTGTGACTATGATCATACAGAAATAGCCATACTAGCAGATCTAAGTGCCGAACGTAAGAAAGCTACCTTCTATCATGAATTAATGCATGCAATCTTTAACGAGGCAGGATTTGACGATCAGGATGAAGATATGGTCAATCGGTTGGGTATAGTGTTGCAGCAAGTGATTGAGGATAATTTTCAAGGGGGGTATTGAAAGTGAAACAAGTATTGGATCGAATCAAGAAACTATTAAGAAGTAAAGGTGTCGTATTGACCGTATAATTTTTTTGAAACGAAACTTAACCAATAAAGAATGTGAGGTGGTGTGTAATGTGAAAAAGTGGGAACTAGCATACATAGATTATCAAAGTGGCATGAAGTACAAAGACATAGCCACTAAATACGATGTATCTATCAATACAGTTAAGTCTTGGAAGTCTAGAAAGTGGGATGGTTTTCCTGAAAAAAAGGGTGCAACAAAAAAAGAAAAGGTTGTACACAAAAAAGAGGTGCATCCAGTAATAGATAATAATGATCTGACAGAGCAGCAAAAACTGTTTTGTCTTTATTATCTACAAAGCTTCAATGCTACTAAGGCATATCAACAGGCTTATGGATGCGATTATAATTCCGCTAAGTCTAACAGCATAAGATTGATAGCAAAAGAATAGCATAAAGATCGAGTTGAAAAGACTGAAGGCAGAACTGCAGCAAGATATGTTTCTTGATGTAAAAAATTTGATAAAAGAATATGCAAAGCAAGCGTTTGCTGATATCACTGATTTTGTTGAGTTCTCATCATCCGAACACAAACTATATACCTATGATGATAAGGGTGAAAAGCAAGAAGTTTATAACGAGTTCACTGGAGATTTGGAAACATACAAGTCATCTCAAGTTGCATTGAAAAATAGTGAAGAAGTAGATGGCACACTTATTCAAGAGGTCAAAAAAGGCAAAGATGGTGTTTCTGTCAAACTTTATGACAAACAAAAAGCTATGTCTGAACTACTGAAGTTCTTCACCGTTGATGAATTGAAACAAGCTCAGATTCGCAAAGTTCAATCTGAGGCTGATATTATCGAAAATAAAGCATCAAAGCTGGTGTTAAATGAAAAAGAACAGAGTAAAGTACAAGGCCTTATTGATATCGGCCAATCGCTTATTGGTCCAATAAAGAAAGATGAGGAGAGTGATGCAGATGAGCCAGTTGAAACTATCGACTAAGCAAAAAGAGAATATTTTCCAATCGCTCAAGGGAATTCGGATGGAATTGAACGAGGGAACGATTCGTTCTGGTAAGACGATGTCAGATGCTCAAAAGATGGCGTTAATATACGCAGGACATCCCGATACGAATCATCTTGTTCTTGCTTATAACCAAGAACAAGCCTACAGAATGTTTATGGATTGTGAAGGATTCGGACTGGAACATATCTTTGCCAGCTGTGCTGAAATTCGACACGATGAGCATGGAAATCATTTATGGATCAATCTACCAGAGGGAGAAAAGCGGATCTATTATAAAGGCGGCGGAAAAGTAAATGCTGTCGGTGCCATCACTGGTATGTCATTTGGAACTGTCACTTTTTTGGAATTCAATCTGCTTAACAAAGCAGTTATAGATGAGGCTTTTCGTCGGACTAAAGCTTCTAGCTTTCGTTATCACCTCGCTGAACAGAATCCACCAGCACCAAATCATCCGAACCTAGAAACTCTTAAACCCTTTATAGAAACTGGGTCTTTTAAGTTTCGTCATTGGCGACCACAAGATAATCCTATTTTAACGAAACAAGCTTTGAAAGAATGGGAAGCGGAATGTAAAGTCTCCGAGTATCTTTACAAACGAGATTGGTTAGGTGATCGTGTGATGCCTGAAGGTGTGATCTATTCAATGTTTAACGAAGATACTCATCTGTCGAAGGGAATCATCGGCAAGCCTGTAGAAGCGTTCTTTAGTGCAGACGGCGGACAAAGTGATGCAACTACCTGTTCCTTAAATCTCGTTACATGGAAAGACGGAAAGTATTATCTCTATCGAATGGCTAACTTCTACCATAGTGGTGCCGACACGGGTGTCACGAAAGCGATGAGTGAGTATGCCAAGGAAATTAAGCAGTTTAAAGAATGGTGTTATAAAGAGTGGTCATGGCTGCCTAAGCATTCAAAATTCTTTGTCGATCCAGCCTGTAAGTCATTGAGTGAGGAATTACGTGTGTTAGGAATCGTCACAACAAAAGCAGATAACAACTCAAAAGACAAAGTATTATGCTTATCTTGGAATGCGTGTGAACGGAGCGAGTGACTGGCGTGTAGCTGGTATAGCAGGAACGTTAAATTGGCGGAATGATGTTGGATGGTTCATGGCACGGAAATTTAATGCCGGCGATCGAGTAACGCTTGTGACAGAAACTAATTTTACGACCAGCTCAGTGAATGCATGGGGCGTTGATCAAGTATATATTAAAGAAGTTCTAACAGCATAAGGATAAATGTTGAGAAAGAATAATAGGTTTTACAAGATAAGATTTGAAAGGAGAGATAGGATGGAAGAACTCTATATAACGAGTGAGATTACCCTAAATAAAACGACTGACGAACGTATTTCTGACTAATTTATTAGTTAAAACAGAGTAGGAGGGGACTTATGGAGGGAATTACAATCGGGGAGTGGATCGCAATCCTTACACTCGGTGGATCATTGATGGTGGGTGTGGCGAAATTTTATGCGATGTTCACGAAACTTGATCACACGTTAGGAAAGTTAGAAAAGACAATCATCCGTGTAGAAAAAAGTCAGATTGACTATGGCAATCGGCTTTCAATTATTGAAGAACAAATCAGATCTATTTTTAAGCAAATTGGAAAGGGGAGAAAATAACATGACAGAAATCTTAGCTGCTTCAAGTATTATTACACCACTAGTCGTCGGTGTCACAGGGTTAATTAAAACACAAATGAAGGATTACAAACTCTTACCCGTGATCAATGTGATTGCGGGTATTTTGTTAGGGGTGCTTTATGCAATGACCTTAGCACCACAAGATTTAGCAATCTACGCATGGGCTGGAGCTGTTTCAGGGTTAGCCGCTGGCGGATTATTTGATTTAGGAAACAGTGTCATTCAGTCGGAAGAATGACAAATTAGCAAAGAAAAAAATTCGATCAGAAAGTTGGTTCAGACTTTAGATATATTCATTAGCATCATGCCGTTACGAAGATATTTTGGATGAGCATAAAGCACTTCATTTTAATTGTTTTTTTCTGATATAATTAAGCAGATTAGAATTTTTCGGAGGGAAATAAATTGAAAATTATAGAAGTGAAAGACAGAAATTCGGCATTGATAGAACAGTTATTAAAAATTTGGGAAAGTTCTGTAAGAGCAACACATCTTTTCTTATCAAATAATGAAATAGAAGAAATTAAGAAGTATGTACCACAGGCATTAAAAGAAATACCACGTTTAATTATCGTAGAAAGCGAAAATCAAGTACCTATTGGTTTTATGGGGATTGCGGAGCAACATCTTGAAATGCTTTTTATTTCTAAGGAAGAAAGAGGAAAGGGTTTGGGTAAAAAATTACTTGAATATGGGATAGAAAAATATTCGGTTAATAGTTTAGCAGTTAATGAACAAAATCCTCTTGCAAAAAGTTTCTATGAACATATGGGGTTTGAAGTTTATAAAAGAACAGAGGTTGATGAGCAAGGTAATCCGTATCCGCTTTTATATATGAGTTTAGCTAGATAAACATCAATTTAGTAACTTTCTAGCAATCCATTAGTTATGGGAAGTGAACTGATGGATTGTATTTTTTATTTCACTATTAGAATTAATAAGAAACTATAAATTATCTACAGTTTGTACAGCCCAAGGGCTGTTTTTTTATACGAAAAATTAGGAGGAATTGATTTATGACACAAATCCAAGATTTAAGAGGCGATTCAAGAATTTTAGGACCAACCAATGCCAAAAGAAATGTTTCTCAAGTAACTAAAATTGCTCGTCACCATTCTGCAACACCTACTGGAGATGTTTGGACATTTCAGAATCATTGGAATGGCACATTAGGCTGGGGGACAGGCGGGTATCATGAAATCATTTTACGCGATGGTACCGTTCAATGGTGTTACTTCGATAATGATGTGACAAATGGTGTGGGGGGACATAATACACCAACTTACCATATTTGCCTTGTTGGGAATAGTTCATTTACAGCTGAACAAGAAAAAGCATTTGAAGAACGAGCAAAGGCGGCTATGCAACGTTTTGGTTTATCCGTCAACGATGTACTAGGGCATAACGAATTCAGCGGCCATGCCTCTACTATCTGTCCGGGTATCAATATGAATACGGTTCGTGAACGATTACGAGCGGGGAATAACTTAACCCATGATCAAATTATTTTAGCGAGCCCACCAAAAACCGTTGGTAATTATGTAGGGAAGTTAGAAGTGTTTAATGAGTTACAATTAGGAATCTTCCGGATTGCTGGGTGGTTAGTGCCAATCAATGGTGCAACTTATTTAAATCAAGGATATGTCTTCTGGATGGATGCCGACAATCCGAATGTCGAAATTGGACGTTGTAAATCAGCCGGTATTATCAGAGATGATGTGAATGTTGCTTACGGCTTACCAAATGGCCTGCGATTTGGTTTGGATGGCACGCTAGATATCCGAAAATTCGCAGGAAAAAGAGTCTTTCCAATGTTACGACGAACAAACGACTCTGACGGAAATACGATCAATGGACAAACAGTCGACATCCGATTTCCTGAGTATGTTTTGACGATTCCTAAGCGATAAAAAAGCCCCTCTGAACATTCAGAGGGGTAGTACATAAAAATAAATTGACAATTGATAAGCTTATTCTATTTAATTAAGACATAATGTATTATAAATTATACTTAAAGGAGGGAATTGCAGTGTTTAGTAAAGTAATGGTGCAGAATTTCAAGAATTTCCCTAAATTATCTATTGATTTTAATAAAAATAAACAAAAAAAGTGACTAAAAATGTAATTAGCATTTACGGAGAAAATGGTTCCGGGAAAAGCAATATTATCCATCTATTTTCAATCCTTGTATTATCAATTGATACATTAAATAAGTTGGATAAGTACAATGAAGTACGAAACATGATGGAGCTTAGCGAAGAAAAGGAATTTGCTCTTAATACATCTCACATAGATACAATAATTTTTGGGAATAAATATTCTTCTTTAACAAATATAGTAAAAAATTGCAAAACAATTAATTCAAAAGAAAAAAATATGAGTTTATCATATGAGTTTATTCTAAATGGCCACTCAGGAATTTATGATTTAGAATTTAACGATAAAGGTGAACTAGTAATGGAACGTTTGAGCTATTTAGTAGATAAACGAAAACGTCAATTTTTTAAAGTAAACAAATTTGAAAATAAAATTAATATCAATCTCAGTCCGAGTGTGTTTAAAAATTCCAATTTGAACAATGCATTTTTAGAGCAAATAGAAAAGCTTTGGGGGAAACATTCTTTCTTAGCTATTATCGCAAATTATACTAAGCAACTTAATGAAAATTTTATTGTTGATAATCTTTCTGATAATCTAATGTTAATATTAAATTATTTTGGCACATTATCAGTTTCTGATAGTGATATGTTTCATAACAAGACCTACAAACAAAACAAAATACTGGAAGATTTAATTAAAGGAAATATTGCTAAAGAAGAAAAAAATAAAATTCTGGAAACAGAAGAATTAGTTAGCGAATACTTTATATCTTTGTATTCAGATATAAAAGATATGAAATATATACTAATAGAAAAAGACGATTCTATAAGTTATGAACTTATGTGTTATAAGACAATAGCTTCAAAAATTATTGAAATACCATTTGAACTAGAATCTAAAGGCACAAAAAAATTGCTGAATCTACTTCCTTTAATAATAGATGCTACAATGGGCAAGACGGTTATTATTGATGAAATAGATGAGGGTATTCATGATTTATTGGTGAACAATCTTGTACAAAATATTATTGAGTCTATTAATGGACAAATTATTTTTACTACTCATGACACATATTTAATGGAACAACTGCCAAAAAAATCTATGTATATCATAAAGTCTGATGCATTTGGCAATAAGACAATTGATTCACTTGATAAATACAAAATAGACTCAAATAATAATCCAGCAAAAATGTATTTAAATGGTGCTTTTGGAGGTACTCCATACCCACGAGATTTAGATTTTGAAGATATGGCCGAGGGATTAAATTATGAAGAATAATATATTAAGACCTCCCGCAATTATTATTTGTCATGGGAAAAGTGAAAAAATGATTGCTGATTATTTAAAGAGCTCCCTAAAAATTCCAATAATTATTGAGTCAGAAAAGAATGGAAGTAATAGTATTCAAGTTGGAAAATCACTTGAAAGATTTTTAAACAATGCAAAATTAAAAAATTGTATTGGTTTTCAAAATTACTATGATTCTATAGAAATGAAAAAAAATATCCACAGAATTTAAAAATTTTCCCAATAATGGACTTGGATGATGCTACAGATAAAGTTATTGTGGAATACAAAAATAATCAAGCTTTTTCTTCTCATTGGTTAAAAAAGGAGATTATTCCTATAGATAATGAGGATAATTTAGAGAACGTCTTGCAGAAAATGAAATATCCTTATGAAACTAAGTCAAATAAAAAAGTATCAAAATATCTAGAAGTTTTCCAAAAAAATAGAGGGGTTCAAGATATTGATGCAATTAAACAATTTTTAGAGGATTGTAGATGTTGTAAGCATACAAATATGGACAAGATGATTGAATATTTGATTAAATATGCACAAGAACATAGAACTATGTAA